TATCAACAATATCAAGGTAATTTTGATTTCTCAGGAAAGATAACTAATCTCATTATTGAAGTAGGGGGTAGAGATATTAATCTAGCGGTGGGCGTTCTATTTGATGATGTGAGTATTAATGTTTTATATAATGTTATTGAAACAATCATTAGCCAAGAGATAACTAAAATAGAAACTTTTATTGCTTTAAACCTAGACCAACCAGAAATGATTGATGTTGCTGAAGATGTATTCAAATTTAATGATGTATCTAAGCAAGATGATTTTATGATGTTTGAGCCTATAGAACCAGAGCCTATGGAAATATCTTATGAAGCTATTGAGCCAGAATTAGAAGCACCTGTGATAGAAGAAATAAAAATAGAAGAAGCACCTATGGAAGAAATAATAGAAGTTGAAATGGAAGAAGTCGTAGAAGAAATTGTAGAAGAAACTGTAGAGGAAGTGGAAGTGGCTAGTGTTGATGAGCCTGTAGATGAGCCTGTTGAAGAAACCAAAGAAGAACCTAAGGAAGAAGTAAAAGAAACTAAACAAGAGAAAGCCAACAAGATAGTCAAGAAAATGGGTGATAAGGGTAAATATGATGCCAACAATCAAACAAAGACTTTAGTAGTAATGCAGGTTTTAGCTGATAGTAAAAGTTTCTTTGAACAACCTCAGCTACCACAGATACAAGGATTTTTTGACAATAGAACTTTGCCAGATGGTGAAATAATTGATAATAATATTTTGATGTATAATTTGTTTATGAATAATGATTTAGGACACAATGAATTGGTAGATTTACAATGGAAGTAGAATATAAGGGTATTTCTATGAAGGGTGGAAAACTCTTTATTATATTTTCTTTATTAGGAACTCTTGGTGGTGGATTATGGGGTGCATTTGAATTTTGGAAAGATTATCAGACACTTCAATCAAGAGTTGAGAATTTTATTTCCCCTGACATGAGTAAATATGATGAACAAATAGCAGTATTAAAATCAGAAATATCTTCAGTTCTTGAAGAAGTTAGTCTAGTCAATGATGTAGCTAGTCAAATGCAAACAACTATAAGAGAAGATTTAAAATTAATTAAATCTGATGTAAGAGCCATAGACAAGGTAGTTAATGATATTGAGGATAGAGTTAAGGCTAATGAGAGAGAAATATCTACAGATTTTAAGATTTTAGAAAAAGAAATAGATGATAAGATAAGAAAAGCATTAAATAACCCATTAGCAGGAGTAAAATAAATGGCAACACAAAATGAACTACAAGATCAACTAAAGAAAGCAAAAAAAGAACTAAGAGAAGCAAGGGAAGAAGTGAAAGAAGCTAAGATTAGGGAACAACTCTACCTTGAAAGATTAGATAATTGGGCAGAAAAAAATCAAGCTTTACACAGAGAAATATCAGGAATGACTATGGATGATGTTGCAAAAAAGCAAAGAGCAAAAGCTGAATATAAAGAAAAATATGCTAAAGATATTGAGATAGCAGAAACATTTGACAAACAGGCTCAAGTTAAGCTAAATACTACTGGAATAACAGAAAACCAAATGTAATGAAAATAGAACTAAAAACCATATTACCTTACTTAGTTATAATTGTTTCTTTAGCTATGACATGGGGTATGTGGTCGGAAAGATTAGAAGCAGTAGAAAGAAAAGCAGATACTATAACTGATATGCAGCAGGATATTGCAGTTATCAAAGAAAAAATCATCTGGATAGAAAAATATCTAAATGGTGATTAACATCCCTTCTATATTCCTTTTGGGATATATGTGCATAGCAGGGGAATGTATTTCTATAAACGAAAAACACAAATCCGTAGAGGATTGCAAATTGAACGGAACTTATCTAAAGTTAATGTTAGATGAGCAAAATATTCGCAAATATTTTTTTGCTTGTGTAGATGCAACAGAGTATGAGCAAACATAAAAAAATCCTTGTTATTGGTGACACACATTTCCCTTATTCCCATCCTGAGTGCATAGAGTTTCTTGCAAAGCTAAATAAATATTATAAGCCTGATACTGTCGTGCATATTGGTGATGAAGCTGATTATCATTCTCAGAATTTTCATGGTGTTGATCCTGATCTACCTAGTGCCTTTGATGAATTAGAAGTCACCAAGTCTTGGATTAAAAGATTAGAAAAAATATTTCCTAAAATGACATTACTAGAAAGTAATCATGGCAGCTTAGTCTTACGCAGAGCAATAGCTAGTAAGATGTCAAGACAGTTCATCAAACCCTATAATGATATTTTAGATGTTAATAAGGGGTGGGTATGGAAAGATAAACACTTCATTGATACAGATAAGAATAGGATAATGTTCGCACATCAATTTTCTAAAGATATTGCTAAAGCGGTTAAAGAAACAAGTATGTGCTGCGTACAAGGACATTTCCATACAGTGAGTGAGGTCAAGTTCGTAGCAACGGATTACTCTTTGAATTGGGGTATTTCTACAGGGTGCTTAGTCAATAAAGATAGTTTGAGTATGGCGTATATGAAAGTAAATGTAGCCAAACCCATATTAAGTTGTGCTTTAATTACAGATGGTATTCCTGCCATTACACCTATGGTCTTGAAGAAGAATGGATCATGGGATAAAAATATCTATATATGAGGATCGTCAAAGTAGGTAATCAAATACGCCTAACAATGACGAATGAAGAATTAGCAGAGGTCACGAGCCGCAATAGTTTAGATTTACATATTGGATATCTAAATGTATTGCAGCAGGATCTCAGTAAGGTAATGACGGAACTATTACCAAAGGTTAAGAAGGTGAGAAAGAAATGAATATAGAAAGATTAAAAAAACAAGTTATCGCTAATGAAGGAATGAGAAAAACCGCTTACAAAGATACACTTGATAATTGGACAACAGGTGTTGGTCATTTGATTAGATTGCCTGATGAAGAATATTTAATAGAGAAAGAATTAACTGATATAGAAGTAGATCAGATATTTACCACTGATCTTAATCAAGCCATAGATGATGCAAGAAAATTTATTGATGCTGATACAATCCCTGAAGAAGCATTTGAAGTTGTTATTGATATGGCATTTAATTTAGGACTGCCTAGATTAATGAAATTTCAAAACTTTCAACAAGCACTTAATGAGAAAGATTATAAAAGGGCTAGTCGTGAAATGCTTGATAGTGTTTGGGCAAAACAATTACCTAATAGATCAAAAAGATTAGCTAAGCAAATGAGGGAAGTCTAATGTTAAATAAATTATTAGGTGGCGGTTTAGTAGATAGTGTTGGAAAGATAGTTGATGAACTCCACACATCAGAAGAAGAAAAAGCACAAGCAAAAATAAAACTTAAAGAATTAGATAACGCATTAAACAAAGCACAGACAGATATAAATTTAGCTGATGCTAAATCTACTGCAACAGGCATTGGTGGTATCATGCAAAGAAGTTGGCGACCATTAATAGGAATGTCTTGTGCCTTAGCAATCTTTTGGGAATTTGTTTTAAAACAATTCATAGTGTTTTTTCTTGCAGTTTTTGAAGTAGAAACTTTAGACTTGCCAAGTCTTGATATGAGTGTTTTGATGCCGCTTGTTATGTCATTACTAGGCATGGCAGGATTAAGGACATACGAAAAGCAGAAAGGAATAAGCAAATGAAAAAACTTATTTGGAAACCTATAGAAGCACTCCTTGATTGGGCAGATCCGTATTGGACTTGGACTAATCTTTGGAAGTTAATTATTGTGTTAGTGGTTGTCTATTGTGGACATAACTTAATGCACTAATGACTACCACCACCGCCACCCTATCAGTTTTAATCAAACCTAGAATAATCGGTAGTAAAGGTAGAACATTTAAAAAATTAACTTTTGGGAAGATACCCATTAAGAAACCCAAATTAAAAATAGGTAAAATAAAAAAGGCGAGATGATTAAAACCTCGCCTTTAAATATATATACACAAACTAATGATTAAATCATATATTGGTCTCCTATAATTAATTAAGAAAATTATAATGAAACCTAAATCTGAAACAATAATTTATTGTGAATTTTATGATCACTCATCATCTACTAATTCTTGGCAAACCTATGAAGAATTAGATCAGGATCTCAGAGCAGAAAAAAACATCATGAAGGTATGTGGAAAGATTTACAAAGAGGATGCTCTCTCATTTAAGTTGATTACCATGTGGGGAGATGATTGTTGCGGATCTGGGCATTTAATCCTCAAGTCTACTATACTGCGTGAAATCAGGTGGGAAGTGCCATTTAAAACCCCCAAAAAACCCATTTTAAAGACCATACAGTAGCCTTTTAATCTAAATAGCATAAATACCACTCTATAATTGAAAAAGGGGTAATCAGTTTCCCAATTACCCCACAGGAGGAACTTACTTGTTAAAAAATAAGATATTTCCTAGATACACTAAAATCACCAAAAAACAATGCCAACAGGTATATTAATTATTTATAATTTAGTTGTTGACGAATTGTAAAATATTTATTATAACTTTTAATTATGAATACAGGAGAAACTAAAATGAATAACACAAAACTAGATAAAACCCTTTTTATCTTTCACATTGATGATGAGCGTTTTTTTCTTTGGTCTAAAACCAAATATGCAGCTCTGGCAAAAATGAACAGAGATGTTGTTGATAAAAGAGGTTTACACCCAATGGTATGGTTTAGCCACAAAGATGATAACGAAATTCCAGAAAATACTTATGTTCTTTTAAGAAAGGAGTGGGCATAAGCCCACTTCTCAGGAGGTACAATAATGCTTAACTTGGCACTAACTACATTCGCACACATAATTATGATTGCAGGTTTCTTATGGGCAATCAGAGAAATAATTAACATATTTGTTAAGGGGGAATAATGACTTGGACAGTTCACTACGGCTATATCAATCCTAGCGATACGATAGACACAACAGTTTTTGTTAAAGAGAATGAACGCAGCTATTTAGCGGTTGCGTTATTCTCAGGTAAATCAAGATCAGTATTTAAAAAAGATGCAGACAAACTTTTTAATAGATTATCTGATCCTAAAACCATAACAGAAAATTGGGTTAATGAATTTATTAATCCAAGTTCAAAGGCTCTTGCAGGTTTTATGCAAAGAGTGTTTGAGCAAAACAACCACACTAGAGAAATAAAACAGTTCTTAGAAAGGACAAAATCTAATGACAACTAAACTAGAACTAATCTATGGCAAGAAGCCAAAGAGAGATGAGTTCATTACAAAGGCTCTACCCATAGAGTTATGTGATGATATTGAAAAAGAAACTGAGGGATATGATGCACCTTTTTATATTAAGGTAAAAGCATTATTCCTTCATTACAAACAAACGAAGAACGCTAAGTATTAACCAAAGGAGGAACT